TGCAGCAAAACTGAATATGGCACAAACCATTATGGTCGAGGCATACTAAATAACCTGATAGATAAAATAGAAAAATCTGGCGGAACATGTGTTGTTCTACCAGAGGAAACAAATTTTTTAGAAATTAAATATGATTGATATTTTTCGACCTACATTTGAATGGATTCGTGATGACTGGAGTTCTAATAAGTTTCGCTTTACTGTTGAGTTGCTTGCTTGGGCTATTAGCATTGGGTGCAGTGTTACAATGGCGCTTACCGTTCCTAATCCTCCCCTACTGGTTCTCTATCCTATTTGGATTGGTGGTTGTGCCATGTATGCTTGGGCTAGTTATACTCGGAAATCTTTTGGGATGTTGGCTAACTACATCTTGTTAACAACGATTGATACTATCGGTCTAATTAGAATGCTATAAGGAGAAAAATATGGCAAAGAAAAAAGTAAAAAAAGTAGAGCATTTTGAATATATCTCTTGGACACATAAACCGACATCAACATATGTAATGTCAAAAACAACAAAGAGGATGTTGGCTCTAATGCCATTTAGAGATGCTGAAGATCGTAATACATTTAAGAGACAAATGATTCAGGCTGAGTTGGCTGAGCGTGATGCAAAAAATAAACCACTATCAATGAACAAGAAAGAGTCAAGTGATGTATCAGAGCGAACTTGATTCTGCGACTCTAAAGATTCTTTGTATATTGGGGATTGACATTAATACTATTTCTAAAGTAAAATATAAAGAGTTAGAGGGTTATTTAAACACTCTCGGAATGCAACAATATATGCAAGGACATGATGATGGATACTCGATGTGCGCTGGTTATTCCCGTAAGTAAACCAAGAAATTGGGTTGCTAAGGATTTGCGCACACCAAAATATCGCATGCGTGTTGAAACCAGCAAAAAGAAATACACTCGTAAGGAGAAGTATCGTGACAATCAATCGTTTTGACAAATATATGGACGAAAAAATACACAAGCATTTAGAAATTGATAAGGGCGATACTGTACTTACAATTAGTGCCTTCGATACACCATCTACTGGTGACATAGAGATTGACATCCATAGAGCCGATAAACAGAATAAACTAACATTTAATTCTACTAAAATGTTTTTGTCTGAAGAGCAGTTTAAAGATTTTACGCATTTCTTCGACGAAGTCAATCGTCAAGTTTCTATTCGCAACTCTCATAAGTTTGTTGAAGAACTTAGACAAGAGCGTATTATGTCTTATGAAAAACAAATCGACTTTGTTCAAGTTGATGATGACCACATTGATCTAAAAACTCCCAATCTCTATCGTGAGATTATTGATTCTGATACTATCAAGAGCAAGATGCGTGCAAGCAAAGATTATTGTAAAAGATTCTATGCTGCTATGTGTAACACTGATGTGTACAAAGTTGGAGCAGAGGGCGAATATGGTATGAGTTGGAGAAGTGCTGGTGGTTTGATTGCAGACATTCTTGGCGAGGGCGACTATCTTAACTGGTATTGTTCTGGCAATGAGGGATACGTTGATGACGAGATCGCTGATGACTTGAATGCTATTGGTTGGGTCGCTGTTCCTATAGAACCTGATCTTTCTGAATACAAGCAAGAAAACTTATATGATTGATGTGTTGTTGCTTGTTGGTATTGTCATCGGCGCATTTCACACTGGTTGGGTTCTCCGTGAGATTTGGGCTCGACATCGTGCGAGGCAACTGCAAGAACAATTGATAAATGTATTGTTTGATGACATACACAATCAGCTTAAAGAAAACATAATTCCAATGCGTGTTGAAAAACATAACGAAGAATATTTTCTTTACAATACAAAAAACCAATCTTTTATTTGCCAAGGTAAAACAAGAGATGAACTTAAAAACAACTTTAATTATGCGCATCCAAAGAAAAAAGGTGTTATTCTTGAGGGCGCAGAAATATGGAGAGAAGTAAATGACAAGTGATATTATTGATGTTGAAACAGTTGAAGATGAGAAGAGACGTAAAGAAGAACTCAATCATCCCAATTTTAAAAAATGGTTTGCTGGTTTATTGAAAGAGATTGAAATTAATCTCGTCTTTAAAAAAGTAAATGGTGAAACAAGAAAGATGAGGTGCACATTAAATGAAGAACTTATCCCAGAAGATAAGAAGTCTGATGGAAGTAGTAAAAGAAAATCTCCGCAAGATTCAATTGCTGTTTTTGATCTTGATAAAAAAGATTGGAGATCTTTCCGTTACGACTCGATTATTGAATTCGATGGTGAACTTACTGATGATTATCCACCGTGTCCAGAGCCAGTTATTTTTGAAGAGGAAAATAAAAATGAATGAAAGTAATATGTTTATTGCTGTATTAGGAATTGTTGCAACAACGCTAATTGGTTGTACAACATATTTTTATGTTGTTGATAGTAACAATTCAAAAGATATTGTAAACGCAGCAATTGCACGTGGCGTTGACCCTGTTACTGCTGCTTGCGCATCTCAACTTACTACAAACAGTAGAGACGTTCGTTCTACATGTGAGAAAGCATCACTTATCAAAGGGAAATAAAATGACAAAAATTACATTTTGGGCTTTGGTTATTTTATTTCTATTTTTAGCTGCACCATTAGCAACTATTTGGTCTCTTAATACATTGTTCCCAGTTCTTACGATTCCGTATACATTGGAAACATGGTTGGCTTCTTTTTTCCTCTTCGCAGGACTTTCTGGAATTGGTTTATCCAACAAAAAATAATGCTTGACAATTATTATGGTTTCAGGTATAATATATACTTGAAAGGAGACTTTTATGTCTAGTGATAAAGCAGCGAAGCGTCAACAACTTATTGACAAGGTTTCGGGTAAAGGCGATGAGCCATTCTTGACCGAAGACGATTATGATTTGAATGAAGTGCTAAATTGGCATGCCAAACACACCGATTCGAAAACTCGTAAGTCTTGGGTTGTCAAACATTACAAAAAACAAAAACATACGCAACTAGCAGAGCATTTTGACTCGTTGCCTGATTTTGACTTCCACACCATCGGTGTTCTTATTCGTTCTGTTGATCTTGGTGGCAAACTCCAAGAAACAGAACAGTTGTTTTTGAACAACAAGATCAAAGAACTTACCGCAAAACAAACCAAAAAAACAAAAGCAAAAGTAACAGCACCAACAGTTGTTATTAATATTCAAGATCGTATTCTTGAAAAAGCACGTGAGATTGGTGGAGAAATTGAAGGCGAGATTGATGAATTTGTTCTTTCTAAGTGCCCGAAAGATTTTAAATTCAAAACACCGATTAAATCTTATAATTCACAGATTGTAAAATATATTGCATCTTTTATTAAACCACGCATTGCTGAGATGCAAGATGCTTATGATGAGAAAGATGAGCAACTCGTTGAGGGATATAGTAACTTTAAGAGAACAGAACTCAAACGATTTATTGTTTTGCTTGAAGATCTAGTTACTCAATGCGAAGAGCAGAAAGTTGCTGCTAAAGCAATTCGTAAACCACGTGCTCGCAAAGCAAAACCTGCTTCCGTACAAGTTGCTAAGATGAAATATCTCAAAGAGTTCGCTGAATTAAATCTCAAGAGTATTAATCCTGCTGATATAATTGGCGCTGATGAGTTGTGGGTTTATAGTACGAAGTATCGTCGTCTAGCAGTGTATCGTTCTTCTGATAGCAATGGTCTTGGTGTTAAGGGAACAACTATTATTAATTATACTGTTAAGGGATCGAGTATGAAAACCCTTCGCAAACCTGAGGATTTCCTGCCGAAAGTGCTATCTACTCCGAAGCGTAGTCTTACTCCAGAGTTTCGTAATATCAAAACGAAGGAAGCGCAACCGAATGGTCGGATTAATGAAGAAACAATTTTATTGAAAGTGTTTAAATGATTCTAATCGATTATAGTCAAGTTGCGTTGAGTAATATTCTTGCGTTCCAGAGTGACCTTAAGAAAGGATCGCCAGCAGATATTAAGAATCTGATTCGTCACTCAACACTATCAACTATCAAATATTACAAAAAGAAATACGGAAAAGAATATGGTGAGATTGTTATTTGTTGCGATGGTCGTCATTACTGGCGTCGCGATGTGTTCCCAAACTACAAAGCTGGACGTAAAAAATCTAGAGAAGCCAGCGACCTTGATTGGAATTTAATTTTTGATACTCTGAACGAAATTCGTCTAGATATTCAGGAACACTTTCCTTGGAAAGTTATTCATATGGATCGTGCTGAGGCGGATGATGTGATTGCTTCTTTGACATATTTGACGCAAGAGTTTGGTCACAATGACAAGGTTATGATTGTGTCAAGCGACAAAGATTTTAAACAACTTCATGTTTTTGATAATGTTAAACAATGGTCTCCGATCCAAAAGAAAGCAGTAACAAGTAAACATTCGGAAATTAAACAACAAATCATTGAACATATTGTTCGTGGCGATTCGGGCGATGGTATTCCAAATATTTTTTCTGCAGATGATGTGTTTGTTACTGGAACAAAACAAAAATCTGTTACTGCGAAACGTCTTAATGAATTTTTTGATGATATTGATAATGCATTAAAAACTGAAGAAGAGCGTACCAACTGGATGAGGAATTCTGTTCTTATTGATTTTAAACACATTCCTGAAGAAATTCAGCAAGAGATTAAAGATAGATATCTAAATAACAAACCAAATGGCGATAAAATGTCTGTGTTTAAGTATTTGACTGAACATCGCTGTAAACTATTACTAGATGACGTGGAGGAATTCTAATGGCAACAAAATATATTACCGAAGTTTTTGATGAGATTAACAAAGATCCATCTAAAGTGGCAAATTACAAAGAAGATTTTGCTTTTAAAACTGTATTAAAATGTGCTTTTGATACAGAGTATAAATTTGTTCTTCCTGATGGAGCACCGCCATTTAAGCCAGCACCTCAGCCAATAGGAATGACTGCAGCGAATCTTCGAATGGAGACTAAGAAGTTTTATATCTTCACAAAATTTAGTGATGTAAAACGTCTACGTCGTGAGCAGTTATATGTTCAACTACTTGAATCTTTGCATGCATCAGAAGTGAAAATCATTAATGCAATTAAAGATCAAAAGTTAGATGCGCTCTATCCAAAATTTACAGCAGAGTTTGTCAAGAAAAACTTTCCTGATGTTCTGCCAGAGGGTGTGGTGGTAGCAGAACCAGCAAAAAAATCGAAGGCGAAAAGTGCAGAGAAAGTGGGTTGATGCGTATATTGACATGGCTGAAAGGTTCGCAGATCTCAGCCATGCCAAAAGACTTAAAGTTGGAGCAATCGTGGTCAAAGAGCATCGTGTCATATCCATCGGATACAATGGAACACCAGCAGGATGGGACAACAACTGCGAAGAAGTTGAATATGTTGGAAGCGATGAGCAAATTTCTTCACCTGAGGAAATGAAAAAACTAGGATTTGTTGGAACTGATAATGGGTGGTATCGCACCAGAACTAAAGATGAAGTGATCCACGCAGAAGCAAACGCTATTAGTAAACTTGCTAGAGATGGCGAAGCAGCATTAGGTTCGTCTATGTTTCTAACGCATGCCCCCTGCGTTAACTGTGCGAAAATGATTTATGGTGCTGGTATTAGTTCAGTCTTTTATCGTAATAGTTATCGTGATAATAATGGTATAAATTTCCTTAAAAAATGTAATGTTACAGTGGAGAAAATTGATGGATAATCAAGATGATAAATTTTTTGAAATATATGGAAAAGTTCGTTCTTTATATGAAGAATTAATACAAGAAGAAGATACAACACCGATGCAAGTGTTTGGTGTTTTTCTTGGAGTAATTGCGCAAGAGTTTAGAGATAATTCAACTCAAGAAAAGTTCAAAGAGTTCCTAGAGATTATGCAAAATCATGAGTGGCCAAAGGAGAATATGCAATGAGATGGACTATTGTTGTTGAAGAAGGCGATGATGGAGAACTCTATATTCCATTGAATCAGGATATTCTTGATTTGACAAAATGGAAAGAAGGAGATATAATT